GTAAATAATGCACAAGTTGGTTCCAATATGGAACAGACTCAGCAGCCTACTACACCACCGGAAGTTCAACCAATGTAAATTTTCTTTCCAATAAATTTGGATATCTCATTTTTCTGTTTTATCTTTTGTGAAAAATAAAGACATGGAAATATCACTGAAAAAAAGTTATGGTTATTTTTTGATATTTAAAGCTGAGAATGTATCAGTTGAAGAAGATGTTGAAGAGCGTATATATTCTAAAACAGAAGATGGGAAAACTGATTTCAGTAAATCCCCTAAGCGTGATATTAATAATGATATTTTAGAGCAAATTACAAGATTATTATCTGATTTAATATATTATCGGGAACGAGAGTTTGACAGTAGTTCGTTAATAGAAGGTTTATTTGATAAACTACCAAGCGAATTAGCAAACAAATTACTTATTAAGTTAAAGGACTACGAAATTATTTGAGAGTTCCCCCGCCCGCAACCCACCGAGCCTACTAAAGTTAAAATTAGTAGGCTCTTTTATTTTCAGTATCTTTGCATTTCAAACAGAGAACAGTTCAAATGGCTAAGGTCAAAGAAAAAATCGGAGTTAAAAATATTTTATATCTTTGTGATCGGATAGGCAAGGTGATCTCTTGCCGACAAGAGAACCAAGCACTCTTCCGATCCTTTTTATTGCTTGGTAAATTAAAATGCTTGAATAATGAGAAAAGAAAGAATTTGTTGTATTTATCGGATTACATCTAAAGTACATCCTGATAGAATCTACATTGGTAGTACGGTTGATTTTTATGAAAGGATACGTAAGCATTTATATGACTTGAGAAAAAACCGACATAAGAATATTAAAGTTCAGTCACATTTTGATAAATATGGGATTGATGATCTTACGTTTGAAATAATCGAAATTGTAGAAGCGGGTTCTCATACTGAGCTTATAAACCGGGAACAGTATTATTTAGATACGTTGCATCCTTATTTGAATATTAGTCCTACTGCTGATAGACCATTGAATGTTGAACGATCAGAAGAAACGAAGCGTAAGATAGGTGATGCATCCAGAGGGCATAAAATGCCTCAACATGTTTTAGATTTATTGGTTTCTATAAATAAGGGAGGGCATATTACGGAAGAACACAAGAAGGCTATTAGTAAAGCTCAAAGTAAACCTAAGCCATATATGGTTGAAAGGAATAAGGGGAATAAATTTGGAGAAGCAAATAAGGGAAAACCGAGTCCATTTAAGGGTAAGAAAAAGAAAAAAACGGGAGTAGTTCCTCGTTCTGCATTTAAAAAGGGCAGTATCCCGTGGAATAAGGGTAAAAAAGTCCGTTATATATCTAAACCATCTCAGTCTATTTCCATGAAAAAATATTGGGCTAAAAGAAAAGAGAAAGAAAGGTTAAAAGAAAATGGGGAAGAAGAAAAAAGAGACTGAAGATATTTTGACTATTAATGAACCTCTCGAACTTAGGCCAGAGCAGGTTATTAAATATATTAAGGAGAACGGCTGTTTACCTGATGACTTTAACCCCTATGGCGATTATAAAGTGGAACCTTCTTATTTTTTGGGAGATACTATCCCCGACAATCCTAATCATGTCGGCATAAATGTAGGTGACCCTGATTTAATCCCTATCTATATATCATCACCCCAACAGCCTAAGTTAGAATTAATTGATGGATATAAACTGCCGAAGGATGATCAGTACTGGAGAAGACCAGAAGTTCCTGTATCCTTAAAGAAAGTTGAAGAGAAAGCTCTTTATTCTATATATGAAATAGAAGTACGCAATAGACAAGAAACCGTCCAAGGGTATAAGTTATATCAGAAGTACTGGGACATATTAGAACAAGAACAGACTAAGTATGCAGAAGAAATAAAATGGATAAAACACCAATGGTGGTATCGGATTAATGGATATTGGGTTTTTATTGATGGTGTCCCTTCGTATCTTACGGGGGATTACTACGATTATCTTACTTATTGGTATATAAAAGAATCAGAGATATATCCTGACTTCAGAGAAGAAGATAGAATAATATCAATTTTTTCTAAGTATCTTGAAGAGACAACTGAAACATTTGCCGAGTTAGATCGTGAAACCGGAAGAGCTGCCAAGCAAGAAGATGGTACTTATCAAATGGTAGATATAGGTGGCAGAACTTTCTTTGGAGAAATGATAGCAAAGTTTAGAAGGGCAGGGGAAACTCAAAGGGGCTGTCATAAGGTATGGAAGGGAACGAGTACTATGCAAGCATCCTATGGTACTATTATTTCGATGGAAGGTGATAATGCAGAGAAGCACTACTATAAGAAACTCATACCTGCGTGGAATAAATATCCTATGTTTTTAAAACCTATTTGGATGGGGAGCAAGAGACCTACGGCAATAAGAATGATAGAACCACCGAATGTCTTCCATCTTGAGGGTTTAGGTAGTACAATTGATTTTACAGGAAGTGCGGGTGTGGCAAAAAATGACGGAGATACCCTACATTTCAGCTTGATGGATGAAGAAGGTAAGGATAGTCGTGCATCTATCTTTGAAAGATGGAATGTAAACAAGATGGCTATGTCAAGAGGTGGAGGTACTAATATTATTGGTTATTCGATGCACCCCAGCACCGTTGAAGAAATGGGTTCCGCCGGACAAGAGTTTTATAATTTAGCTCAGTTGTCTTGTTTTTATGAGAGAATGCCTGTCACTGGTCAGACCTATTCTGGTCTTGCAAGAATTTTTATTCCTGCATATAAAAAACTTGAAGGATATATAGATAGATGGGGAAAGAGTGTGGTAGATAATCCGACAGAGAGACAAATTAAGTATAGTCCAAGAGCTAAGTTTGCTATTACGGGGAAAGGAGCAAAAGAAACATTACAATCACAGTTAGATTCCCTTCTAATAAAAGGAACGCCCGAAGCACTTGAAGCCTATCGTTCTCGTAGACGTAAATTTCCTATGCAGTGGGCAGATTGTTGGTTAGGTTCGGCCGGATCGGTAGGATTTAATCTTGAGATTCTTGATAAGAGAATGGGAGAAATCAATAGGGAGAAGTCCTTCGATAGATATCCGTATAAGATAGGCAATTTAAGGCGTATTGCCGATAAAGACAGCGATGTTGTGTTTGAGGAAAATAGGGAGACAGGGAAGTTTAAAATATCTATGGATTTGCCTAAAGAACTCACTAATAGACGTACTCAGGAGATGGGATTTGATGCTTCACAAGGGATGTTTGTACCAATGTGGAAACCCATAGGTGGAGACTACTTTACCCTTGGGGCAGACCCATTTCAGTATATGAACAAGAACTTAGCCAAGTTAAGTATGGTTAGGTCAAGACAATCCGATGGAGGTTTAGCTATTTTATATAACAATGGTAAGGAGAAGCATTTTGTATTGTCTTATCGCAATCGTCCTGCAAGTCAGTATGAATACATGGAAGATGCTATAATGGCTTGCCAATACTTTTGCTGTATGTGCTATCCTGAAACTAACATAAACGACTTATGGAAGCATTTCATAGAGAGAGGCTATGGTGGGTATCTTTTGTATCAGATAGATATTAAGACAGGGAAGCTGAAAGAAAAACCAGGAGAGTTTACAGGCTTAGAGACAAGGGATGGATACTTCACCGCCGTAAAGGATTATATAGAATTCTATGGAGCCTACGAATGTCATGATGATATACTAAAAGAGTTCAGAGATATTCAAGGACCAGATGCTATGACACACTATGACTTATTTACTGCTGCTGCTTTAGCTTTACGAGGCGACATGACAAGATACAGACAGGTAATGGAAATGCAAAATAGTATGACTATTGACTTAGACGGCATTGGGGTATTCCGAAAAA